CACTTGTTTTGTCACCCATGTCACTTTCGCCACTAGTGTCACTTTCGCCACTAGTGACAGATTTGGCAAGATCACTTGTTTTGTCACCCATGTCACTTTCGCCACTAGTGTCACTTTCGCCACTAGTGTCACTTGTGACATGAACAGGATCAGCCTCTGCTGGTGGTGTAGTCTGTGGTCGGCCATCAAGTATGCTCTTGACGAGCTCCACATTTAAGCGGGTGTCAGCTTTGTGGTGTAGGCGTGGGACATCTGAGCGAAGCTCAACCATGCGCTCAAGCCACCCTGCTCTCTTGAGTGATGCCAGGTGACGCTTGACCTGTCGCTCACCTTGGCTTGACACCTTGGCAACATCTCGAGCACTGACCTGACCTGTCCAAGTATGCCAATCAAGACGAGTACACAACATGATCAGGGTATACTTTTGCGCTGTGGTTAAAGTCTCATCAAGGCCAATCGCCCGACGTACATCAAACTCTTTCATAAGAGCTCCTCTCGTTTGTGGTGCTCTATATATAAAGTCTTTGTTTGGCTCGGTCAAACTTAATTTGTTGGCTGTGTGAAAATATTTGTTGACTTAGTGTGTGAGACATGGCACAAGGGATCATCAACACATGACAAGGAGCCACCATGAAAGAGCGCCTAAAGAGAGACCTCAAAGCAGGTCGATATAACTTTGGTCACCTGGCAGAAGAAGCCAATGTCAACCGATCCTACCTGAGCCAGATTCTTAATGGATCAGTCACACCATCAATCAAGGTTGCAACCTTAATCGCTATGGCAGCCAACCGCCTCACAGAGTCCACCACTTACACCCCTGACATGTTCATCACCATCACCAAGGAGCTCCACCAATGACCATGACTTTCCTCCTCTGCTGTCTTATCGCCATCGCCTTTGGCGTCTCTGCTCTCATCGCTGACAAGCTCACCAAGCCAGCTCCTGAGCCAAAGCGTGAGCGCCTCCCCTTTGTCTCTCGTCACCTTCAGCCTAATGAGATTGCTACCCTCATTCATCAGCTTCACATTATTGACAGCATCAACCCCATCACCCCTGAGAGCTATCACAATCAAACACGCTACACACTTGAGGAGCTTATCAGCGCTCGCCTTGGTCGTGCCTTCCAGCTCACCTCAAGGGATTGGTTCCACATCATGCGCGCCTGGTACGTCACAAGAGGACAAGACAGCGCTGAGCGTATCGAGCGCCTTGACCTCCGCCTCAAGCTTAACATCTGACCCACACCACACTCACACGAAAGCAGCCACACTATGACTATCTACACACCACGCAACCTATCAGAGGCTAAAGAGATTGCCTCACTAATCAGCAATAAGCCCCAAGACTGCCTGAGGCTACACGCCGCCTTTGGCTCTCACTTTGGTGGGGACATGGCGGTAACTCAAGCCAATTGCTACATGTTGAGCGGTAAGCCCTCACTCAACGCTGACGCTATGGCGGGCGTGGTCAGGCGCTCTGGGCTCTGTCGCTTCATGCTCATCAGCTCATGGGACACAGATCACTGCACATACCAGTGCGCTCGACACGATGAGCCTGAGGCTATCGTCCACACGTTCACATACACCATTGAGATGGCTAAGGCTCAAGGGCTGACACGCAACCGTAATTGGTCACAGATGCCAATGCAGATGCTGAGAGCGCGAGCGCTGACCATGGCTCTGAGGGCGGTCTATCCTGACGCTGTCAGCGGGATGTATTCACCTGACGAGCTGGCTGACAATATGAACATGAGCGACAGCGAGCGCGCCAAGATCAGCGCTGAGAGTCTAGGTGAGGAGCTCCGTGAGCCCACAACTCAGCCACGCCCTGTGAGCGCGCCACCTGCTCCCCCTTCACAACACCAAGCGATTGAGAGCGCGCCACCTGAGGACGCTGACACACCACCCGCGCTCAAGAGTCTCAGCCCTGATCAGCGCCCCACCCCTCAGCATGTGGTCACACGCCTCCTAGATGTTGCCACTATGGGCTCATTAGATGAGGAGGATGGGAGCGTTGAGCCGTCAGATTGGGATGAGGTTGACCTCAAGCTGGTTACTGAGCGCGCCACCCAGGTCAAGACATGGAAGGATGTTGAGGTCTACGCCTCAGCTCTGTGGACTGTGGCGAGCAAGCCCTCCAACGCCTGCCCTGATGAGCTTGATGAGCTCCTCAAGACTATCAAGAGCCTGGGCTATACTGAGGCGCGCTTAGGTATCTTCTGAGCTCAGGCTCAGCGTGGAGGGGCATACGTCACCACCCCATGAAAGAGATGGAGATAATGAGTAAAAAGTTTGATCACATGAAGCCTGACCGCAGAAGCACATGGTTTAAAGACCTTACACAGGATCAGCGGGATGCACGCCTCAAGCGCCTGAGAAAACGAAATCGCGCTCGTAAGCTACTTGAAGCCAGTGGCCATCGTGCTCTTGATCATCAAGAGGTGATTGAGTATTTACTTTGGGCAATCAATGGAAGCTTGGGATGGCCAAAAGACGCCATAAGGAGATTGCGTGTCTCTCGTATTGGTTCAGTTCGTCAGCTTGAGTCAATAATTGAGCATAATGAGATTGTTTCAGAGGCTTGGCTGAAGCTTTTAAGGAGAAGGCAAGCGATGAAGGATTTAGATATGGCTAAGACCTCAGAGGAGCTCGCCTCAGCCTATGAGTATTTTCTAAAGAACCTCCCCTTTGCTGAAGATCAAGCCTGAACCTTGACGCATACCCGCTGAGGTGGTACCCCATAAGCCTCCTTGAATGGAGCTCACCTTTCGGCGAGGTGATCTACATGGCCTCTAAGCGTCTACTCTTTAACAGGAGAGGCTCAGCGCTTAGGGGCCTTCTTATATCAACAGGCCAGCGCCCCATAAGCGATGACCGCCACCAAAGCGAAGGCCCACGCATTGTCTCCAATCCGCTCAGCTATGGGGTCAGCCCAATAGCTTAGGAAGCAGACAAGGAGAAGGACAAGGGCGCTGTGTGTCACGTTGTGATGGTGCATTGACCTGAGGAGCAAGCGGGCTCAAGCTGGGCGTCATAGTAGTCTGAATCAAGATGGTGAAGGTCTACACCTGACCAATCAATCTTGGCAAGCTTTAACCACACCTGCTCAGACTCAGAGCCTTCCTCCACAGTCTCATAGGGTGCGTTCTCATATTTCTTATCACCAAACCAACCAAGGAGCGCCACGCCTCTGAGCTCGCTCCTTGCATCCCATAAGAAGTCAGCTACATCAGCCCACTCATCAGGCTTGACTGTGCATGTATTGGAGACGTTGTGAGTCAGACCCTCAACCCTTGTCTGCTCACTCCCTGGCTTGACCCAGTGCTGATAGACAAGCCTCACCCTCTTGAGGTGGTCAAGCGCTGTGTCATTCTCCCTAGTTAAAGCCCCCTCAGGAGCTGAACAGGCAAAGGCCACAACGCCTGTATGCTCATCGAGCTCCACACACGCCTCAGGTACTTTGGCCCACAGCTCAGACCATACAGGATTGACCCGCGCGATTCTCATGCGCCTGATGTAGCGGCGAGCGTGGAAGGGGTGAACCCCCGCGCTTGTCCCTGCCACAGTTGAGGTGTTCCCGCTTGGCTTGATGGTGGTGACGCGTGAGGCGGTCTTGATGCCAATGGCCTTGGCGGTCTTGGCGTTCTGCTCGACACAGACCCGCGCCCCCTCCTCTAAGAGCTCAGGATTAAACATGAGCTCAGGCGCTGCACACATGCCTGTGATACTGACGCCAATGAGCGCCTCTTGTCTGAGGATGACCTTGGTGGCTAGGAGGAGGTAGCCTTGATGAGTGTAGCCAGCTTGGAGGGTCCCAATGTGAGCGGCTGCCTTGCAAGCCTCAAGGAAGTCCTCACGGCTCTTGACCTTGGCGGCGTTGATCTCTGTGAGGTTGCAGACGCTCCACCCTGACGTCCACTCATAGCCAATCCGCTCATAGTGCTCACGACGCTCAAGGAGCTCCAAGCTGACATGAGTGACCTGCTCACCCTTAGGGTCTGTGATGATGTAGGGGAATAGACCAATCTCAGCACATGGGTTAGTCCCATGATGTGGGTTGGCTTGCCATAGGACACCAGGCTCACCCCATTGGCGCGCCATCTCCACCACTTGGTCCACAGTCGAGCGGTCTGCCTCTGTGATACTCAGCCCCGCTGAGATGTTGGCGTAGGCGCGCTGTGGATGGTCAACCCACCATTCACCTGTCTTAGACTCCATCATGAGGTGGTCATCCTCATCAAATATGGCGATGGAGGCTGAGCGCCTGACACCACCTGAGAGGACCGCCTCTGACAACAACATCATGATGTCGAAGCAATCAATTGACCTGAGCCTTGGCATCTTCACCAACACCAAACGGCTCAAGAGCTTCTCAATCTCCTCGAGCGCCTTAGCTAGAGGCTCATGGCCTGGGGCGTTCCCGCCTGAGCTGATGGGTGCGCCCTTCTTCCTGATGAGGCTAAAATCGAACTTAAAATCATAATAGTCCTCATAGTAGCCCCTGTGTAGATAGCTCTCGATGAGGAGGTTCACAGCGTGAGCCCAGCCCTCAATAGAGTCGCTCACCATGTGTCTCCTACGCTCACGCCTGATCATCTCTGAGGGAGCGAGGAGGCGCGGGAGGCGGTTAATGTCCTTAGCTCTGAGGCTAAAGCCTGTTCCACAGCCTGAGAGGAGGAGCCAGAACGCCTCAGCGAAGAAGCGTGGGCGGTCACATGGGGAGTAGGTGCAATTGTAAATCCTCATGTTGTTTCGCTCGATAGGACGCCCACCAAACTGTGTCGAGCGCTGAGAGGGAAACACCCTCATGTCCCTGACGAGCTTAAAGGCGCGCATCGTCTCACCCACCACCTGTGGGTAGCGCTTGAGGTGCATAGCCTCTACTCTACTGACTGCATGGTCCCAAAGCTCACGGCCACCGCCACCCACTAGGGGACGCGCGTATTGAGCAGAGAAAGCCACCTGTCCAAGCAGATCATTCTGCATGGGTCACCATCCTTCTATGGGGCTGAGCCCCTGGTCTAGTCTATCTGCTGATCAGATAGATAATTGTCACAGACGTGGAGAGGCTCAGACCAAGCGTGGCCCCTCTCCACCACCACATATCATCCCGCGCCAAGTCCCGCTCCTCAATCGCCTTAGCTGTTAGCTCCACGAGCTTGGCTTGCTCATCTAGGTACGCCTGATGAACCGCTTTGTGATTGTCTTGAACCTTACCCAGCTCCTCAATAAAGGAAGCCTTGAGAAGGTCAATGCGCCTAGTCCAATACTCCTCTTGATTGAGTAGATCAGATTGGACACGAGCGAACTCTCCTAGCTCTAAGCAAAACTCATCAGAGGGCTCAATATAGCGCGCCGTGATGACCTCACCTGTAGTGAGGGTCAGAGGCTCACTTAGTTGAGGCAGCGGTGTGAGGATTGTGAACAGGCTGAGGAGGATAGGTGTCATGTGAAGCCTCACAGATGCGACAGCGGAGCGCCTTATAATTCTCAAGAGTGAGCTCACAGCGCTCACGCTCAAGGCGGAGCTCATCCTCACACTTGTCAGGTAGATTGGTCAAGAGCTCTTTCTCACAGGCTTGGCGCTTCTCAATCGCCACACCTAAAGCCTCCTCACAGGTGCCACAGTCAACCTCAGAACATGAGACGCCAATCCACGCGCCCCCGCCAATGGCGAGCACAGACCACACAGCAATGATCGAGAGCGCCTGAGTGAGGTTGAGGTCATGGGGAGGAATCATTTAGCTGTCTCATACACTGACAACATGCGCTCGATGCGCGTGAGCTGAGCGCCAAGCGCCTCAAGCTTCACCTCAATCTTTGCGCTCTGCACCTCAATAGCTTGGGTGCGCTTGTTGAGCGTCTTAGTCTCAGCCTCAAGCGCCATGATCTGAGCTGCCTGTTGATCACACTTGGTCTGCAAGGTGCCGATGTCCCTCATGGTGATCATCACCCAACCGAGCACAGGGATGAGGGCGACTGTGATGATGTCCTTGATCTTGTCCCAATTCATGCTGTTATCTCCATGATTCTGAAGGTAGGGAAGCCACAAGTAAAGAACCCTGCGAGCCCAACAGAATTTACGTTGTATGTCCAATTTGAGCCCGTCAAAGCAGTGCGCCTCAAGCTAATCTCAAGCCCCCCGCTAGGAATATCAGCATCAAGAATCAGCGCACAGCATACGAGACGGCCTTGTCGAGCGTTGGAGCCTGTAGACCCGCTTAAGTTAATGAATGCGGAGCTTCCAATGTATGCGCTGTTTGTGACGTCATATAATTGCCACGTTGTATTTCCATTAAGATCACCACAGCGAGCGCCTGGTCCCGCTTCAATGTAGTATTGATAACCCTTTGCGAGAGTGAACACGGTAGATGTTGACGTTACATGGGTGTATGTCGTGCTTGGCGACACATACTGCATGTTTGGGAATGAAAAATTCCCTTGCCTATAGGTGTCAACCTTAATACTTGGAATGCGGTCAAGTGTGTCAGATGTGTAGCTCATTAGCCTCTCCTTATTGATTCAGATAGAAGCCCATTAGGCGTGTCTCACCTACATCAGAATTGGCAGCATCAGAGGCCGAATGAAACCTCAAAAAGGTGTCACCTGAGTCACATACTGAATATGTGCCGTCATCATGCTCAGTCCTGACTGTGCTATTACAGCTGATCTGCTCGCCCCAGCCACCATTTTGTAAGGTATTGTCGATCTTGAGAGCTACGAGATGCCTATCAGTTGGCGCTGTCGTCCTAATCTCACCATGCACAAAGGCAGCTTGAACTAAATCCAGACCGCCACTTGCCCCGCTATCAGCTGAACAATCATTATAAGCCTGCACTTGAATGATTACATTATTGGAGCCACCTGGCACAGTCTGAGCGCTCGTGTTGTAGGCGTTAAATACAGTCAGCTCCACAGTATTAGTCGGTGGTGTGTAGCTCATGGTGTGACCTCCATAATAAATACAGTCGTGTCAGTACGCACAGAGGAGCTCGTAGCAAGCGTTATTGCCTTGAGCCTCACTGCTGAAGTAGGAGATCGCGTGATATAGTTGGCTGTACATGTTGCCGTATCGCCAACAGTCCCCGTGTGATACTCCCAAGTAGCATCATAGCCACCATCTGAGGTGGTTAAGACTGTCCCACTGCTGTCTATCCACGCGAAATTGAAACTAGACGTAGTGCTTGACCTGTCGATCTGAATTGAAGCTTGAATATAATAGTGCTTAGAGCTGTCTAGCGTGATCTCGCCCGTTGAGGTGTTTAGGCTCAGAGCAGGTGTTGAGGTCGATGCGATAGTGTCAAACGCGACCACATCGCCAGAGCTCGCAGTCTGAGCGCTAGACAGCGTGATCTGTATGAGACAGGTAGGCGCTAGGCTTACGCCACCTGATGCCGTAGGTGTAATTTTATAAGTCATCTTTCACACCTTAAATGATAAACCAATTTGAGCCGTCAGTGATGAGCGTCACGCTGGCCTCTTGTGTCGAGAGGCTAAACGTCGAGGCCCCATCAATCGTCTCTGAGCCGTTCGGGTCAATCGTGATGGCGTTGGTGCTCCTGTTCTTGATCTGGTACTTAAAGCCAGATGTACAAGTGGCAGCTGCAACCAAATTGACGGTGATCGGTGTAGATGGCGTGTAGATGTACGCCTCCTCATTAGTAGAGGGTGCGCTAAGCGTCTGATCAGTTGAAGGTGAGGAAACTGAGACGTTAGGCTTTGGTGAGCCTGGAAGGTTGGTGAGCTGTGAGCCATCGACAGCAGGCAGACGGGCGGAGCCGTCAAGCTGGACCACATTCCCCGCACTCGTGCCTACGTCCTCAGCTGAGGCTGTCCCTAAGGTGGGCGTCCCACTCAGGTCAGAGTAGGCGCCTGTAGTGGCTACTGTGGCGAGCGTTGGTGTTCCACTCAGGTCAGAATAGGCGCCTGTGGTTGCTACAGTAGCCAAGCCTGAGATGTCACCCGCCACCAAAGTGACAGCGCCTGTCTTACCAGCTACTGATGTGACAGGAGCTGATGGAAGGTTGATGAGCTGTGAGCCGTCAACAGCTGGGAGCTGAGCAGAGCCGTTGAGCTGAACTACATTACCCGCGCTCGTCCCTACGTCCTCAGCTGAGGCTGTGCCCAAGGTTGGCGTTCCTGTGACCTCAGAGTAGGCCACCGCGCCTGACTCCCAATCGCCTGATGTGGAGTTATACTTGATCACATTGGTGTTGCTTGGAGCTGCCGCGCTCACATCACCAATGTCATTCAAGGCCGCGACGCTCGCGCTAACTGTGCTGTTTTCCCAATCGCCTGATGTGCCGTTATAGACTAGCGCCTCGCCATTTGATGGGCTCGAGATGCTGACACCTGCGAGGCGATCAAGAAGAGTAGAGTTAGTCTCGAGCCATAAAGCACTATTCTCTAAATAAAAGAGACGCCTCTCTCCTGCCTCAACAGTGATCGAAGTGCCCCCGCCTGTTGGCCCCTCACCATTAAGCCTAAACGTTGGCCCCGAGATTGTACAGGCTGAAAATGAGATGTTATTGATCAACACTAGGCTATTAGATACTGAGGAGCTCACAGTCAGAGTGAAGCCACCCGCACCATATAAGCGGTATATATGCAGGTCTTTAGTGCTGACCGCTGTCGCTGTTGTGGTGCTGTTGTACTGTAAAACAACAGAATTAGCCTCTGTCAGATAGCCTGCATCATTGGTGAAGGTGCTGACATTGGTAGGCGTCCCTGTGAGGTCAGTATATGCGCCTGTAGTCGCTACAGTCGCGAGCCCTGACACCTCAGAGGCAGCGACCGACCCCGCCTCCCAATCGCCTGATGTGGAGTTATATTTGATGACGTTGGTGTCGGCTGGCGTCGGTGCGTTGACATCTCCGACATCATTAAGCGCTGCTACGCTTGCCGTGATGCCTGTGAGGAGTGAGCCATCGACCGCAGGCAAACGAGCCGATCCGTCAAGCTGCACTACGTTCCCCGCGCTCGTCCCTACGTCCTCAGCTGAGGCTGTGCCTAGCGTTGGTGTTCCACTCAGATCAGAGTAGGCCCCTGTGGTTGCTACAGTTGCGAGCGTGGGAGCTCCTGTGAGGTCAGAGTAGGCGCCTGTGCTCGCCACAGTAGCCAAGCCTGAGATGTCAGCTGTTGAGAGGGTGACTGCACCTGTACGCCCCGCCACGCTCGTCACGCTGTCAGTGTTGTCCACCTTGTCGATCTTGGCAGGGTCAAGGGTGCCACCCATGTCAGCGTTGATGAGGAGGTGGTCACCCACCGCCCATGCCTGCCCTTGGTAGGTTCCCGCCACGCTGATGATGTAGAGGTCACCCTTGGTGGCGTTGCTCAGGTCAGCGGGTGCTGAGGCGTCAAAGGTGCCTTGATAGGTGACTCCACCAACCACAGCGGCGTCTACCACGCTCTTGGTCTTAGCTGGGGTCATAGCGGTGACGTCATTGGTTCCCGCTGTGGCCTCTGCTGAGGTTGCAATCCTGATCTTCCCTGAGACTGTCTCAGTTGCGTCAGGTACTGAAGCGGCGCCCGCTGATGGCGGAAGGAATAGAACAGACATGATGGAGCTCCTTAGATAGCGCTAAAGCCAGCGATAACACGGACTGTGTCAGCGGCGTTATTCTTCTTGTATGCGATGGTGAGGACTGACGTCCTCAAGGTGCCCAGGTCATCTGAGAAGATTTGACCCACAGCAATCTCATTAGTGGTGGCGTCCCCTGCCCCTGTGCGCGCTCGATACTTAATGAACATCACATCAGAGCCCTCATTGGTGAAGCCAATCCACTCAAAGGCTAGACCTGAGGCGCAAGCGCTCCCTGTGGTGACGTCAATGAAGTCAGCTGAGGTGAGGTCATTCCAATCTGTGTTGGAGACGCCTGAGAGGTCGATTGAGCCACGAGTAGAGCCGCTGATAATGGGCTCAGTCACTTTAAGTCTAGCCATGATTTAATCCTCAAAATCTTCGCTGAGTAGTCGATAAATGTGAGCCACGCTATCCATTGAGCGCTGACGCTTGATGACACCCTCAATCCTGCCCTCTGGCCCCTCGCCATGGGCGTTCCCCTCTAAGGTGTCAAATAGTCCCATGTCATCAGGTGATGACACCACTAGGACAATGTGATTCCCCTGAACAGGTGAATGGTCATCTGAGGTGAACACAGTCACAATGTCCCCTGGCTGTGGCTGTTCCCCATCCCTACACCTTGAGGTCTTACCCCATGAGCTCCACATTCTGTAGCAGCTAGGGAAGATCTTTTGACGGATCGAGGGGAGCACAGACCGCCCATAGGCAAAAGCGGCGAACGCTCCACACCATGAGAATTGACCGTTGCGTGTATAGTCAGCCTCCCAGCTCCAACCAATCCCTTCTGAGCTCTTGATGTATGTATTGATGCGCTGCCAATCCCCGCCATAGTTTGGCTCTGTGACGTTGCGCTCCCACTCTGCCTGTGCTCTATCGAGCGCCTCACGGCTCTGAGGTGAAGCGTAGACTGTGCGCTCAGGGCGTGAGTCAACCTCAAGCGCCTTGAGGTCTAGCCCCATTTGAGAGATTGCGCGGTGGAGACGCCTGAGCTCATGCTCATAGCTCTCCTTGATGTCAGCCACCATGAGCTTGAGCTCTTTATTTTCCGTCTCTAATTGGGCCTTGGTTTTGCTCATTTAGCTGTACCTTTGCGCTTCTGTATTTGAGCCTAACACAGGCGGGCTAGTGTCGCTAGCTAGATAAGCGTCAGCCTTGTGGTGTGTTGAGGCGCTTGTGTAGATAGTGGGCTCAAGGGTTCCGCCTGTGACTGTGACCCCATGGGACGCCGTGAAGGTGATCACGTTCCCCAATATGCTGTCAATAGTTAGCCCTGTGATGGCGTTGTCATGGTCACCCCTTGGCAAGTAGTCCACCACATCACCCGCTTCGAAGAAGCTCACATCTCTTGATGTGGTCCCATAGCTGAAGTTGGCCACCTCTAAGCTAGTGGCTGACCTGATGACTGTGACATCTGCTGAGGCGTTCCATGCTACAGGCTTGGTCCCTGTATGGATGATCTCAATTTGTGCGCCCTCACCCATGAGCTCCTGATGGATAGATTGAACCATCCCCACCTCATTGGTGACGCCCCACTCATCGCCATAGCCTTTGAGGAGAGGTGAGCTTACGTCAACATAGGCGCCCACATCTAGGAGAATGCTTTGACCTGTGCCAATCGAGCCACGCCACAGCCTCAGAGGATTGCTCAGGAGGTTCCATTGACGAGCGACCACAGGGAGGAAGTAGCCAAGCGTGTCACCAAGGGAGCTCCCCAAGTCCCTGTCAGTCAACCCATACAGGTCAAGGCTAGTCCGTGAGCGCTCGCCACCATAGCGGTTGATCGCCTCTTGATTGTTAAAGATAACCTCAGAGCCAAAGCGCTCCTCCTCTGTGGACCATTGGAATCTCACCACAGTCTGGGTCACTACGTCCTCATAAATTGACCAAGTGGGTGGCTGGTCTTGATGCCAATCACCCGCCTCAATCGTGGCCACCGCTTCACCTGAGCGCTCAGCGCCGATAGGCTGAAGGGTGAGCTTAGAGCGCCCATTAAGGTCACGCTTCATGATGAGCGCACAGCTCATGGCCTTGAGCATGCTGTCAATCACGTCACGGATGGCCACCCCATCACCTGAGATGGCTCCTGAGAAGGTGAAGGCGCTCGTCCCATCATAGGTGAGGAAGCTGGCCTCATCTATCTCTGAGGAGGGGATGGCAAGGCCAATGCTATAGACGTCATATGTCCCAAGTTTGGAGTCACCTCCACCACTCTCAAGGAGCTTGAGGATGATCTCACCAGGGCGCTCCTTGTCGAACAGCGCCCCGCCATAAATCTCAGCGCGCTCAGCGTCAGGCCAATCACCAAAGGAGCTGACCAAATCCCAATCTTGAGCAGGGTCAAGGTGGATGATGTAGCCCACTGTGGAGCTGTCATAGGTCGCCGTGGTTTGGTGAGTGGCTTTAAGCCATTGATAGCGCACCTCCTCAGCGCGGCGGTCTACATACTTGACTTGGACGTCATAGCTCTCACCCGCTGTGGCGCTCGCTGGCAAGCCAAGCCCGCTCTCTACCAAGATGGTGAGCTCACGCCATTGATAGTAGCCAAGAGCAATCCCCTTGATGGGATAACTCTTAGAGCGTTGTGTGCTGTCATCGGCACAGGCCAAGGTTCTAGTCACCACTCGGCGAGTGGTCCCTGTCCTATGGTCTGAGCTGAATCTGTTCTCAGAGTCTGGCTTCCTAATGTCCAAAGGGTACCAGAGGCGGTAGCGTGTCCACAGAGGAGGGCGTGGGCCCAATGAGTCCCAATATCTTGCGCGAGGCTCAATGTTACTCAGGCTCCCTTGGCTCAAAATAATTCTTGGCCTGACCCCATCGGGGTCATCATTGGGAGAGACTGTGATCATCCCATTAGCGCTAAGTTGCCACCTAGCCCATGAGCCATCATATCCTGTGACATACTCAGGCTCATTTAGGAGGCCATCAATCACAGCATCAGGCCACGCCTTAACCTCATTATCACCTAGCTTAAGGCGCTTGGCTTCTGCCTCTGAGTTGGTCCTGACAGGAATGTATTCACTTGTTCCTGAGGTGTTATAGATTGTGTTTGTGGCGTCATATCGGATGAATGATCCGCTAGCTAGTGTTGGATAAAATATCTGCTCTGTGCCCCCCTCAAACCTACCCTCAAGCCGTGGGTAGCGCGGGTGATTGCCATCCGTGTCAGGGTCAACACCCTTAGGGCCAGCCATCCAAAAAAGCCTGAGGTTATCTAGCCCGCCATCCCATATCTCAAACAGAGGCGGTGTGGCTGTTGGGTCAATAGTAGCGCGCTCGATATGGTATTGAGCCCCACCATCCTGAAGGTCTACAGCCCACTCAAGATAGCTGCCCTCACTCCCATTGTAGTGGTGGAAGCCTTGAAGGAGGTGGGTGGTGTTGCGCCCCCTCTCTGTGATGGGACCATCCAAGAGAGCGATGATAGGCGTCAGGCTTAGGGTGACTGTGCCACCCTCCTCAACCACAGGTGAGGAATCAAGGAAGCCATTGACCACTTGGGTGAAGTCAGACAGGCCACCATCAGGGAGCTCCTGAGCTACCCACAGAGAAGCGCGCCGACCCCTAAAGGTGGTGATGGCTGTGGCCACCTCTGGGACATTGGTCCCACCCTGAGTGATGAGGTGGGCTTGACGTTGTGAGCGACCCACAGCGCGCTGATCAAACGTGAGGCGGTCACCGCCAGCTATAGGGGTGACCCCTGTCACCTTGATCGTCTCAGCGCCTATGTGAAACAGCGCGGGATAGGTGACGCCTGAGACTGTGGTGTCAATGTCCACAGTACCTGAGTCTGTGGCGTATAGAATCTCTGAGGTGATTTGAGCCCTAAAGGGGGCTGACGCTCGAGCGCCACACCTTCCAAAGATAGTGGCGGGGTCATTGACGCCACCCCTCAGCCTATCGCTTGCCAGGGTGACTGTGAGCGCTCCATAGGTGGCCACCCCCCCTGAGGGGTCAAGCTGTGAGCTATAAGCGCCAACGCTGACAATGGCCTCCACGTCCTCATAGGCTATCCCCACAGCGATAGTCCCTGAGAAGTTGGCGTCTGTAGGGTCAAAGCCTCCTGAGGAGTAGCGCACAGGAAGCCCCGCCACCTCTAAGACAAACACCCGCCGCGCTCGATCATCCGTGATACTCATTAGGCCTCCTGATAGATGTCAAACAAGTGGACCGCATAGATGATAACCTCCTCAGCTGTAACCCTGACAGCGAGCTCATCACCTCGGTTGGCAGGTGGTATGTAGAGAGGTCGCGGGAAGGTGGGAGCGCTCAACCCTCCACTTGGGAAGGTATAGAGCCGTGAGCCTGTGTTGACCCTCGCTAACCCTGTGAGCTGACCACGCTGTAAGATTTGGAGCTGTGCGGGATATGTGAAGAGGATCCCCTCATCTATCTTGGCGCCAATCGAGCCCCCACTTATCCCATATAACTCAACCAAGATATTAGGCCCCGTCAAAGAGGTGGGGTTTGATGAGGCGGCTCCATAGGTGATCTCAATCCCAATCCACTCAGAGGTTGGTAGGCTAAAATAAAATAGATCAAATTCATCCATATAGCCCTTGGCTGGAATGTTTTGATAACCTCCAAAGGTGGCCCCTTTAGCGTAGTTGATTGAGTTCCAATCCTGCCAAGTGGAGCGCCCTACATGATAATAGCCAGCTGATCGAAACTTGACTTGGTTTAGCTGTTTGAGTGACAGCGCCATCTGAGCCACAGGGGCCCCCATGGTGATCACACCATTAGCGCAAACCTGAGCTGATGGGAGCGGTTGAAAATTAGTAGGTGTGGCCATGTCTCATACTCCCCAAATACAGAGCCCTTTAATCCAAGGTACTCCTGGAGTTAAGGTAGGGTTCTGCTCGATATTGAGCAGAAATTCCCAATTGTGGTCAGCGTTATCTAATCCCGCTCGATAAACTGAGAAGTTAAAGAGCTGGCTCATCTCCTCATCTTGGTCAGGTCTTATAGTGATGTCATGGGAGCTCCACCCGTTGGCTGTCAAGGTGATCTCTTGACCCATAATCACATAAGTCACTGAAGGATAAAGGGCGCTGATATTCACCATGTTAAACCACACTGTAATCGTGTAGAAGTTGTCGCCATCAAACGCCTCATGAGGGATAAATACAGGGCTAAACAACACCTCAATGTCACCCACACCTAGATAAACAGCAGGTGCAGGGTCTGAGACTGAAGTGGGAGCGGCAAACAGATTATCTACACCAGACCATGAGGTATAGGCGAGGACCCTCCTCCTCAGCGTCTCGATATTCTCAAGCATATCCACACCCCATCGAGCGCTCAGAGGATAATCATTCCCCACTCTGTTAATCCCAAAAGGTGTGTAGATGTTCAGCTTACCATCAGGGAGCGCGCCTGTTGAGAGTGGTGACGCCTTAGCCACCCAATGAGCTGCAAGCGTCCTTATCTCATGGTGGTTGGGTGTGCCTGTGGTGTGCTTCACCTCAATGGATAATGTCCCATAACTAGCTAGGGGAGTTGAAGTTACAGTCACAGTCTGCTCAATGATGTGTGGGCCAGCTCCTGTTGAGAGCGTCTCAGCGGTGTAGACGTCTGAGCCAATGGTCAGCGTTGACCTTATGCCCCCTGGTCCTAAGGCTATCAGGTGAAGGTGGAGCTCATAGTGCTCATGTGTGATGATGGGGATCATATACTCAACCATTGGCTGGTAGGTGGTCCCCTTCTGAGTGAATTGACCCTCAGCCCACGCTTGGCTGATGACGTTGTGAGTCCCACCATAAGCATAGAGATAGTTGGCGGTGTCACTCATAGCTGTGACAGCTCCCTCACCTATGACCTGACCCGCCACCACGGTCACCTCATCAGCGAGCGTGGGAGGAGTTGTGAAGCTGTTGCTCATAAGTGCTCCAATCTCAGGCTGACAGGTACACGCCTTTTAAGTGAGCCAAAGGCTAGATCATAGGAGGCGGTCACAATCGAGCACCTGAGCCTACCTTGGTCACCATTGTCCTCTGAGGTGTAGATGAGGTCATAGGGCTCCTGTGTGAAGCTGACCAAAGCTGACCTGAGCGAGCGCCTAGAATCACCCCACCCTTGGTAGAAGTTGACCCGCTCACCATTGGAGGCATAAGGGACAAAGCTATCAGTAAAGTGGCGGTATAGATCACGGACATCAAGCAAGGCGTCAAGGTCAAAGCTCAGCGCGCTTGTGGTGTAGGTGCCAATGAGGTTGGAGGTGTAACCCCCGCCAATCTTACGGCGCGCCTGTGTCACGCTCTCCACGCTGTAGTGGTGATCTTGGAAGGGTCTTGAGGGGAGGAGCGCCCCTGGCATGGGATTGGATGCCACGATACGCGCCACATAGTCTGTAGCTGTTGAGCCCATGGCCTCAGCGTCCTCACGCCCATTGAACCCAAGGCGATCTCTGAAGCTAGTATCAAGCCAACCAAATAGCCCTGTGCTCATATACCAGACTTCAACGTGGCCCACATCATTGAGAATCCACCTAATCTCCTGACCCGCTTGGTCCCTGATGAGCTCCTCAAGACAATCTGTAGGCGCTAGGTCATCCACGTCACCTGAGCCACGCTCTCTCAAGGTGGTCACTACGTCCTGAGAAGGCCATGGCCTATTTTCAGCTGCTCTGAAGGCGTCAAAGCTAGTCCCTAACAGATTATCAAACCTGTAGCGCTCGCCACTATAGACGCCGCGCGTCCAATCCGCTGAGGCGGTCACGCTAAAATTAGCCCCATCAACCACAGCTGTAGATGTGCCAAGCCCTAAGACATCAGCGTCAAGAGGGGTCACTCTGAAAAGAGCGTCTGAGGTGATCTTGATTCTATCGTCCTCTGTGAGCTCCACAGACCATGTGGTGTTGAAGGTGGCTAATGTCCCCAAAGCCTCCTCAAGCGTCCCCATCGCGTCTGTGGGTGTGGTATCTCCAACCCCTCTCCCATTGAGGAAGAAGAGGCCATCCTCATATACTCCCCCCCCTGTGGCGTATGAAGGAAGGCTGACATCTGTGGCGTTGTAGCGTACCACGTCAACCCCTGCCCATTGGCGAGCATCAAAGGCAGCCAAGAGTCCGAAGTTGGGAGCGGGTGTGTTGTATGGCATGGTTTCACCTCATCCTCTGCTGACTAAAGCGCGCCATCCCTCTAGGGTTGCGGTTGTAGGTCTGGACTATATCGTTGACCATAGCGCGACGCGCTGCCTCTTGGGTGTCATATATCACAGCGCCTCCAAAGTTGATATTGACCACAGTTGATGAAGTCTCAGCCTGTTCACGCTGTGGAGCGCTCGCCACCTGTGGAGCTCCTGATGGTGAGGCGGTTGTCCCACCACCTCCACCGCCACCACCTACACCAAGCGCCCCCGCGCCAGCTCTAGCGGCGGCGGCGGCAGCTCCATAAGCGGCGGCGCTCGCTGCCAAGTTACCAGCTAGAGCGGGATTGATAAACGCCATCGCTAAAGCCTCAGCGCCCTTCATAAGCGCTTTGACTGTGGCCTCCACTGCTAATGACTTGAGGAGCTCACCCGTGGCCTCTTTAAAGCTCTTACCTGCCACATCACCAAAGAGGGCAGCCTCAGCCGCCGCTTGTGCAAAACCTTGACCATACTCATCAATGATAGACCCTAAGGTTGTGGCGGCGGATTGAAGCTCGCTTGCTGTGGTCTTGGTGATCGCCTTGGTGAACTCTGCAAAACTACTCACCATCAGCTCCTGTTGAGCTATTAGGTCAGCGGCGTCCTTCTGTCGTTGCTCACGCTGACGTTGACGCTCACGCTCACGCTCAGCGTCCATTCTCTCCATTCGGGCGAACTCTTTAGCCTCAGCCTGGTCCATGATGGTATTGACCTCAAGCTGATATTGCTTCTGAACTACCGCCCGCTTCATGGCGTCATCCTTGGCAAGCTCAAGCCCTGTCTTATAACGCTCACGCGCTAGGGCTAAAAGCTCATCATCTCCCTCCTTAGTGAGCTTGATATTGAGCTGATTGAGCTGGCTCTGTAGGAGGGTCTGACGTGTCTGCTCAGCTTGAGCCGCGCGGGCTCTAGCCTTGCTCATCTCCTCGAGGCGCTTGCGCTCAGCCTCGCTCGCCTTCTTGTCAGCCTCAGCAAATTGACGGCGCGCCTTAGCTGCCTGTGCTCGCCCTGCCACGTCCACTTGGTTGAGCTCAAGGATGGCCTGAGTCTGTTGGTCAATGGTCTTGATGAGGTCAGCGCGCTCCATATCCTCAGCGCGCCTCGCCACCTGAGATGCCTCAAGGCTGATCTGCTCTTTAGCGTTGGCGAGCGTTAAGGCGTCACGAGTGTAGAGCTCTTGCTCCGCTACTTGTAAGGTCTTTAATCTTTCAGCGTTTTCTTTGACCTTGGCCTTGAGGTTGTCCGTGGTGTTCTCCTCAAGCTCCTTCTCTTGCTTTGACGCCTTAGCGATAAGCTCAAGGTTTTGCTGTAGTGGACCCTGAAGGGCTTTGAGACGCTTATTGAGAGCGCCTTGAGCCTTATCACGCTCCATCTCAGCTGTGGTTAATCGCCTACGCGCCGCCAAGCCCTCCTGAGATAGCTTCAAGCCCTTAGCGTCTAGCTTGTTGAGCTCATCTTGAGCCTTGCCAACAGCGTCAAGTGACTCAGTGTAGGCCTCCATTTGTGGGCGGCTCTTTTCCACCTGCTTCTGTAGGAGCTCCTTGGCTACCTGAGATTGAAGGGTGACCTGAGTGAACTTGAGCAGGGCGCTAGTGGTTGGGATGACTCCACCCTCAGCGAGCGCTTCAAGCTTTGAGGTGAGGTCAGCTGAAGCGGCGGCCATAGCCTCTTGGCGGTCCTCTGCCTCTTTAGCCGCTCCACTTAATTGTCTAAAGCCCTCATATAGACCCGCCACCGCTGTAGTGACCAAGGCAATAGGTGAAGCCAAGCTAAGGAAGCTGGCGACACCACCTTGACCCAAAGCGCCCACAGCGCCCTTGAGTGATTTGACAGCTTCAACGCTCGACCCCACAGCGTCAGACATGGTTGATAAGCCCTCACCAATCTGAGCGCTACTCTTGTCCATGATCTTGGTGACACCCTTGAAGCCCTCGCCAACGTCCTTGGCTCCATCCTTCAAATTGTCTAGCTGTTTGGTGACGTCCTTTTCACCCTTTAGCTCAACCTCGATCTGAATTGTATTCTCAGCCATGCTGGGTCTCCTGTAGAGCTTGCTCACGCTGTCTGTGTAATAACTCCTCAGAGTTATGATGTAGCACGTCAAGCGCCTCAATTATTGCACAGGTGGGGCGCGGATAGCTAGACGCTATAGAGCTGAGCCCTTGCCTGTGCCTATGATAGACCTCAATGATTGAGGCCATTCTATTCTGATCAGCTATAGGACAAGACCTGACCTCAAGGTCAGCAAAGCCCCCGCCACAGTTTGGCGCTACTCGATAACCAGGGACAAATAAGCCCCGCTCATCACGCTGAGCGAGGGGAAGCCCCTCCTTAAAAGGACCACCACAATTCCCACGCTGACGCCTTAATGCAGGGCGCTCCCTGCATTGGTCACAGCTCCACCCGCGCCCCCCGCTGTTGGCAAGCCATACAGAGGACGCGAGCGCTATTTTCCCCGCTGACCTAAGAGGCTCATCCGTTGGATGTGTTGCACTAGCTCAGTAATGACCTGAAGCCTATGAGCCTCAGGCTTGATCAGGTCAAGCTTCCCCTCAGCTGGCTCACCATCAATGCTGATGAGGGCGACCTTGACCATCTCCACAAAGACCCTGTTGAGATAGCTTTGATAGGAGGCGAGCGCCTCACGCTCATCCTCTTGGAGCTCATGATGCCATCTCGCCTTGGCCCTCTCCTCATCAGGAGCCTCAAGCCATAAGAGACGCCCAAGCTCAGAGCGGGTGTAAGCGCCCGCCTTGACCTCAGCTGTCTCCCTGTCACTAGGTGAGAGCGCCTTGAGGGTGAACACAGTAGCGCCCTCGCTCCCTCCAAGGTCTGAAGGTTCACCGCTCAACATGTAGGCGCTCACCTGCTCAGGAGTAGCCTCCACAGCAGGGTCACAAGTTACCACCACGTCAAGGGTGAGGTCAGAGTCTGGGAGGAATGAGAGCGCCATGTGTTTTAACCTTTGCCTAGTGCAAGCCTAAAGGGACTATTCCAAGCCTCATATGAGCCGTCATCAATGTCACCACCAAAGCGTGACGCCTTATAGGTGAGTTGCTGTCTGACGATGTCATTCCCGCTTGGGTCATATTTGGAGGGGTCCACAGTAAGGTAAGCCGCAGGGATTTGAAAGGCTCCACCCTGACCATTAGCCAATGGACCAAAGCCCACTAACACCTGACGTAGCGTTCTATTGAAGAAGTCATCATTGATGGTGGTGTTGACGTTGCTCAAGGTGAGCGTGAGCTCTACGTCAACATCAGTCACCTCCATGTCACTCATGGCCAGGATGCTGTTAGAGTGACCCTTTGGCGTGAGGGTGTTGGTGACTGTGAGGGTGAAGTCATCCACATCAAGGGCGATACGTCCCAAGGTGTCACCTGTTGAGGCGTCAGTCAGGGAGGTGGGCGACCCGCTTGAGATGACAGCATAGGAGCCACGGAAGAAGCAGGGCGCTCCGCTGTTGTAGCTTGGCTCGACAGGTCCAACCGCTGAAGCGTGATCATCTTGAATGAGCGCCGCTTGATAGGTGAGGTCAGCCATAACGCGCCCATTGTCTAGGCTCAGAGTCATACTCTCAAGTCGGCAGCCATAAGCGTATGAGCGGAAGTTGACCCCATCCACACGGAAGCTCAGGGAGTAGCGCGTTGAGCCAAGCTGAGCGGTCTGTTGTGGCGCGTACCATGTCTGTAGTAGCTGAGCGGTTGGCGTACCTGTGAAGCCAGAGCTGAAAGCAGGGCTCACAGTCACATCACCCGTCACGTCTGTATCAGTTACAGCGCTGTACTCAGCGCGCCCATTGATGTCTACACCAATCAAGCCACCAGCGATGTAGTTTGAGCCTGTGGTGGGCGTGAAGGTGTTGACGTCTGAGATGGCGGTGATTGAGTCTGTCCCTGTGTTGGTATAAGCAGACTTGAATCCACCAGCTAAGAGCTGACCAAGATAGTTGGCCTCATAGTTGGTGGTGGAGCTCCCCACAGTGGTGAGGTCAAGCCTGAGGGTGACTTGACCTGTTCGACGTCGAACACGCGACCCACCAGACCACACTGTGTCAGGCTCAGGAGCGAGGCCATAAGTACCATCTCTTGCATCATTGCGCTCGCTGACCACAGGGTCACCATAAACGATAATAGGGTCACGCTCACATGGGATTGAGGTGAAGGACAGGCCACTGTTATCAGGGAGGCCTGTGGTTGAGCTGAGTGAGCCAAAGGAGCTCTCAACAGCCACGCTTAAACTTCTGTGGGTCACGCTCATAGCGCCTCCAAATAAAGCAGGTCAAAGGGGAAGGTTAAGACCAAGGCCATGACCTCAGAGGTGGGGTCAAGGATTGGCTCTGTGGTTGGCTCACCAGGTATCAGGGAGATGATACCTGTTGAGGCTAGATTATACTGTGGGCCTTTGAGGGTGACCATGAGCGCGGCTGCGTCCTCAGCTATCATCCTCTCCATAAAGTGGAGCTCACCAATATCATAGCGCACCCTCAGATTAACTGTGGCGCGCCTACGTCCACTGATGCCAGCCTCACCATCATCAATAGCGAACGTCTCAAGCCTGAGCTCGAAGAAGCGCGTGGTGTGCTGATGAGCCTCAAGGGGTCCCACGCGCCCTGAGCTGTTGATAGACACAAAGCCGTGATGTGAGTCTGTCTTGGGGAGGGTGGCCTCAATCTGGCCCTCTAAATAATCGAGCGCTGAATAGATACCTTGGCTCATTTGCTCCCCCTCTTGATCTTCTTTGTGATCTCAGCTTGTACCGCTGAGACTAGCACATTGACATCTCTGGGAGATAGACCAAGAAACTCACGCTCAGCGTTGACTTTGTACCCATAGCCTCTGACCTCCTGAGTGAGGCCAATGATAAAGAAGCTATCTGTGGCTTGAAGCACCATGAGGTTATTGAGAAGCGCCCCGCTGAGGGTGAGGTCCACTAAGGCGCTCGAGCCCACAAAGTGCTCTCTGCTCTCACTCTTGTACTCACGATACCCGCCCTCATAATAAACTGAGCGACCTGAGCGTGATACCCTCCCACCCTTAGGCTTTAGCCTTGCCCCTCGATATGGAACATAGATGGGGTTAGTTGAGTAAGGCTGAAAAGGTCTACCATCAGCATCCACCCCCCTGGTGGTCCTCAGCTTGATGGCCGCCAAGGTATTCTGCGCCAAGCGCGCGCTATCCTTAGCAGTCCACAGCGAGGTGGGGAGGTTGAGCCTGACCTTGGCGGTCATGTTAGTGCCTCATCCCACGCGTGGGTGTGAAGGTGGCATCATAGGCTGTCTTGGAGTAGGAGCTCCATGAGGCTCTGAGGTCGCGCGCGCTCCCTCCCTTCTTAGCCACATCTAGCTCATTATCATCCACCACGTTGTCCCCATCGCGGTCTAAGGCCAATGATCTCAAGCTAATATCCATGAGCTCCTGACAGCGCTGACGCATGAGGTTGGCGTTATCAAGCTGGTTGACCATCTCATACACCCGCGCCGCTGTGCAGTAGGCGTGAGCGTTGAGGAATGAGCCAGCGTTGAACACCTCATCTTCTGTGACCTCTGGCTCATCTTTCAGATGATCTCTGACCACCAAGACCACCTCAGCCAAGGCCGCCTCAATCTGAGCCTGAAAAGAGCTCTGACGGCGTGGGAGCATGTCAGCTAGTTGAGGGAATTGGCCCACAAGCTCATCATGGCTCAGCCCTGTATCAAATGGGCGTGGTGTGACCTTGAGAAGCCCCTTCTCAAGCTTGGTCTGTGTCTGCTGTCCCATGTCGAGCGTATAACTGACCTGAATGGGATAATAGCCTGATGTGTTGGTGATAACTGAGGGGATGGTCCCATAGTGCATCCCAAAGACGAGCTCAGCCGTCTCACTCATGTCTACCTCACGAGGTAGAGGCTCAGCGAGGATGGCCGTGGTCCCCACCATCCTCACCACAGTAACGCTGTAGATGCTGTCACCATCAGTCACAAGGTAAGCCTTGAGCTGATCAGCTTGGAGCGCTGTAGCTTGGCTATCTACTGTGAGCGTTCGCCTATCGTTGGCGATAGCTGAGACTGTGGCATTGGCGCGTGTCTGAGTGAGGGTGACAGGTGTGGAGCTCCCCACAGTCATCACAGCTGACCCGCTTAGAGGACCAGGGGCCACCCACTCATAAACTCTTGTCTGACCTGTTACAGTCTTAATCATCGCGCGCCTCCTGCGTTTGCTTTGGCTATATCCTGAGCCGTGGCCTTCTGAAGCCCCGCCGCTTCCATGAAGGTGTCTGTGATGGGTGACCAGCTGTGTCTGCAATTATAACCGCCACCGCTAATTTTAACAGGCATCCCCTGACCATTGTCTAGCTTCCTCATCTGCTTCTCATCTACCACCTTGTTAATGAGTGGACGACAGAAGGAGCGGGTGATGCCATCGCGTGGGCCTGTGTAGAGGTAGAGGTCAAGGTCATACGCTTCAGCCGCTTTAGCTGTGACTGTGCGCCCATAGTTATTGAGCTGAGTCCTAGCCTGTGTGAGCTGTGTCCCTGTGCTCTGCTCAAGGCGCTGATTCAGCGCGTCAATGGCTTGGCTCATGGGGACGTTTACAGTCATTCCTTGGAGAGCGCTCCTCACAGCTGTGAGGGTGTCAGGAAGGATGACATCTTGAAAGACCTGATCAGCGGTTGCAATCTGCAAAGCTTCAAGGTCAGGAACATCAGAGGGACTAGCCCCTGAGATAATCACTTGGAGGGTGTCAATAGCCACCTCAGTGATTGCTTCTTGAGCTGTGATAAAGTCCTCAACCGCCAACCCCATCCCGCTCCTGAGTATGAAGTCAAGGAGCTGGTCCCTTGGTAGGGCTAGGAGTTGGTCAGCTGACGTGAGCTCAACGGCGGTCTGTAGGTTGGCCACCGTCTCACGCTGAGCCCGCTTCAGGTCTTTCCTGAATTGGTCCTCAGCCTTGATCAGAGCTTGCAGGCTCTTGATCTTCGCTTTGACGATCTGCCCATATGGTCCTTTTAAATCACGAAGCTGAGCCGTCAGGTCATCAAGCGCCTTTTGATCAGCGCTCGGACCTTCAGCCAATGCTACATGAGAGCGACCACATGAGCAGACCACGCCACCCTCTTAGAGGCAGTCCGTGAGGACGAAGCCAAGGTCACCATCTACGACCTTGAAGAGATGGCTCATGTCAGCCCAGACGTTACGAGCGGTGAGGTCAAGCTTGTCATATTGACCCGCCTTCATCGCCTCGAACTCAAGGTTAACTGCGGCCACAGGCATCATTCGGACACCATTACGGCTCTGGATGCTGTCTGAGCCGTGGAGGATACCCATGAAGATGCTGTCACCTGTCCAGATGTAGCTCTCTGAGCTTGCAGCGCCAGGAATAGCTGTGTCACGGCGAGCCGCGCCAACGTGAATGTTGGGGATACCAAGAATATCACGGAGGACGCTGATGACCGCCTCATCAGAGAGGAGGAGTGAGCCACCGCCAGCCACACCCTGTGAGCTGTCACCAAAGTAGCCACGGAGCTCCCCTGAGCGTGCAAGGCTACGGAACACCTCACGACCCAAGACAAGCGTGTCAGCGTTGAGGCCATGAGCGTTCTCAAACACTGTGTCCTTGAGCTGATGGAGGTAGCTCAGAGGCTCAGCGCCCGCCACGTCAAACTTACCGCCAAACTGAGCTGTTGAGGTTGCGGTGTTGAAGTTGGAGCCGTCAAAGAGGACGTCAGCGGCGCGCTTCTCTTTAGCGAGCTTCATGACGCGAGCGACCTTCTTGACAATGCGCGCCTCCTCAGAACCTGGGTACTGAGAATCAACAATGTCCTCCATCGCGATGGAGTCCTCTGCGCTGTAGATGTCACACTTGTAATTGAGGCTTGAGCGATCAAAGCCACCAATGCGTGAGCGTGAAGCGCCAGGAGCGCGCTCGAGGTCAAGCCCTGCACCCGCGCCCATGAAGTTGCGGCTGTTCTCGAGGAGGAGAGTCCCTGAGCGCTGTGGAACCTTGACGTTCTCACAGACCTTATCAGCGATGAGTTGATTGTCTGAAGGGACCGCCTCAGCGACTAGGCTAGAGAGGATCTCGTCAACAGGGTGGATATTACGATATGAGCTAGCCATTGTGGATCACCTCCAATTAAGCGAGAGGAGCAAGGCCACGGCTGAAGCAGATGACAATCTGCTCATTAGCTGAGGCGCTGGTCTGGTTGACGTTGGGGAGCGTGAAGCCCACAGGATAGTGGGTTGATGCAGCGGCCTGAACCTCACCATCAGTGGTGACAGAGAGGACAGTGTTGGAGGTGAGGGTGAGGCTGCCATTGGCGATGACGCGAGTCTCACCAAAGATGACAACGTCAACAGGGTCACCTGCCTCAGCGCCACGCTGAGCCACGCCAATGATGGTGTTGGCGGTTGGATCGGTTGCGATTGCGACCTTGCCAGCGCTGTCAATCGCGACAAGCGCGAACTCTGTGACAGCTGAGGCACAGATAAAGGACTTAATGATCTGGTTCATAGTGATAACTCCTTAGCTGAACACAGAGTTGTATTGATCGGGGTTTTGCTCACGGAACA